CTAACTGAGGATTAAGCTCAATCTCATTCTTAGGCATACCAGTATCAGTGGTGCCCTTAGATTGCTTTTCGTCTTTCTTCTTGGATTTCTTTTGTTTTGGATCAACAGCATCTGTTTCGGCTGTTGCATCTTGGCTGGCCATAGCACCGGCGGCTTGGCGTGTAACCACGAATTCTTGTAGACTTAGTCTCTTTTTCATCGATATTCCTCAAGGGATTGGCTTGCCCTAACCTTGTAGGAATATTTATAAGAACTTATTCTTTATCAAAAATATTGTCGAAATTCTCGTCTTCGTCCCAGAATGGCTCTATTTCTAGGTCCTCATCTAGGTGGCTATAATCGTCCTCATCTTCATCATCCTCCAGATCTTCGTCACTTATCTCATTCTCATCTAGCATATCAACTAGCTTTGGCTCATGAACATCGCGGAGATAGTATTCGTGATTCTCTAGGTCGCCTAATTCTTCTAGAATCTCTTCGGCAGCAGTTGCATGCTCGTCATATTCTTCTAGATCCTTCTGTGTTGAATGGCCTCTATCCAAAGCCTCTGCCTCAACTTCTAGTGCTTCATCTACATGCTTGGCAGCCTCTTCTACTTTAGCCATATCAACACCTGGTTCTTTCATTAGGTTATTAAATGCATCTACGGCACCTGGGCATAGAGTGAAATACTCTGTCTCATACTTACCGACAGTAATATTCTTACCTTCTTCGTCGTTGAAATCTAATTCTTCTTTATAGAGACTAAAGTTTTTCATTAGTGGCCTCTTACCTTGAAATCTCTTCCCAATCTACTGATGCTAGAGCTTGAACACTATTTACAGAAGCTGACATCGCAAGGGTAATTGGTTCAGGAGTGCCTGTTAATCCATTACGTTGTAGTTGGAATTTAAATAATGCTTCTTTCAATATGTCAATTGTCTGAGATGATTGGTTCTGAATAGCAACGTATCCCATACCCAGAACTTGGCCGCCACTAATACCTGTGGCTGATGTGTCGTATTCAACAGAGCTATTTCCGCTACCTGGATTCCAGGAAGGAGAGGTTAGTGTGCCACCTCTTATAACTCTCCATGCTACGGAACATGGATTGCTGTTAATTCCAAGAAGTGATAGGGCAGTCAAAATAACTATAGCATCTAGATTAGTAGATTTTAATTGAATCGAAACTATAGGATAATATGTACCAGCAGTGGTCAAAGTCTTTGGTGTCTGGACAGGTGTACCAATAGACCACTGATCACCTCTTAGCTCATAACCACCCTCACTGACTATAGATGAACATACTTGCTTTAGAGTAGAGTTGCTAGCTGTTGCCGTTGTATTTTTAATTTCATAACGAGCTGGCAATGAGGCAGTCGTCATGTATGTGCTATCAATTAAATTGGCATGGTGGAATGAATGGGTGTGGATTAGCTGGCCATCTATTACAAAACCACAGCGAACTGTGCCTAGACCTAACCATTCAACATCAATAAATGCAATCTGTGCTTTAGAGATGTCTAAGGTTATTTGTGATGGGGATGTAGATACATTACCTAGCAATGTATCTCTATTCCAGTTAGCTTGGGCCACTCTTGTTTCATTAACAGCATTGTTTGAATATGAACGCTCAACCCAGTATAGGTTGCTTCCATCTAGCTCCAGATAGATTCCATTCTGGGCACCATAATAACCAACACGTTGTCTTAGGCCAGCCTTAGCTGTATTGAAAACAAATGTTTGTAGAATCTGTAATGACTTACCTGGCTGGTAGGAGAAACATTTAGTTGTTTCTCTTACAATCTCAGCGTTAAGAGTTGTATCTAAATTTAGTTCAATAAGACCAGCGTTAGCATTATGGGCGTAGGTGGCCGTTGCTGTGTTTGATGTAGACCAAAGACCATTATCTTTGAAGCGATGGGAGCTATCAAACAATGTTAGTGGTGTAGATACACGAGCACGGCCAAACGCATCAACAGCTGTGCCTGATGGGTTGGCTGGACCGATACGGTTACCATATTGGTCGGCAAGCATAACGACTTCAAAGATGGTCTTGCCGTCTGGAAGATACTCATGCCTGTCTTTTCTGAACTGTGCCATTTAGCGTGCCTTCGCGAAGTTAGCTGCAGAAAAGGCGGCTAAGCCGCTTTTACTTTTGCCAGACCTTCTTACTAACTTTGTTGGTCTATTGTTTCTAATTGATACAAACCCTTCTGGTCCAGATGGCTTACCGTGGATTGAATGTTCATATCCATGATGGTCTAAACTCGAAAGGTGATCAACCAATTCATTCTTTGCATTCTCTAGGTGGTCATGTATATTTAGAATTCGTTGGAAATGGTGCTTGTTGTTTTGAACATGGGCTAGATCACTATCCATTGCCTGCTGTCTCTTAGCCTTACCAGCTGGCGTCTTTAGTTTATCGACTTCACTTTGGTGCTTATTCTTTAACCATGATTGATAACCAGTTACTGACCTCTTAGCCCCTGTCCTTACAGTACTATTGATATATGTCTTCAATGGCACTCTATGGCCGGCTATAGCATTATGCGTTTCGTCCGTGGCACCTTCAAACTCCTCAACAGCTTTCTTCATGTGCTGCTGGAACCTTGTCTTTGGTGGCTTGGCAGCATGAACAACATGGATAGGTAATAGGTGAACATCCGGATGATGGCTAAATCCACTACCTTCTTCATGTGGATCGAACCCATAGTGGGCCTTCATGTCATCAAGATCACCGTGGCCACGATACTCAGTATGAACAGCAATACCTATTCTGGCTTTAGCTATCTTCTTACCTTCTGGCGAATCGTGCTTTTGGGAATATGTAAGTGTATTTGGCGTAAAGTGATACTTACCACCGTGGCTTGAAACATCATTATGTGTATACATGATGTCGCCCTGGAACACTCTACCCTTTGGTGTGATTTTCTTGAGGTGGTCGTGGGCAGCTTTGAGCTTCTCAACTAAACCAGGGGCATGGCCATGGTTCTTTTCAATATCTTCGTGAGAGTAATTGATCTTTGGTTCTTTATTGAATGCAGACTTAGATGCTACAAAGAACTTTTTAGTCTTAGGATGATAACCAAAAACAATTGATGGTGACCCATCATACTTCACTGTATTCCTTGTAGATGAATGAGTAGCACCTTCAATAGCATTATGGGTATCGTTTAGGGTATGGAATGCATGCTTGAATCCTTCAGTGCCAGAGTCAATTGCATGCTCTTCATTGTGTTTCAAATGAAGTAGCTTGCTTTCGTCGTCTACTGACTCTTGTAAGTATTGAATGAAACTCATTTTATCTCTCTACAATGACTACATTTTTATTTATTCGTTTCTTATATGCTGCAAGTATTCGTATGCCTGGGTATTGGGAAATGCTTTTTCTTGTTTTATCATTACGTATTAGGAAAAATACATCCTTATCGCCCTTAACATCTGATAAATCTGTAATAATATTACTAGCATCAACAGTAATTGATTCTCCCTTCATACTAAAATCATCTTTACTAAATGTTTTGGTTACCACAGCCCCACCATCTCCAAGATCAGAACCAAACACCACATCCATTTTTTCTTTCCTAGTGGCAGTAACGGCAATGTTTGGCTCTATAGTGTAATATGAATCTTGCTTTACAAGTTTTGTTTTCTTAGCTTTTATTGCTTTGTCTATAATTCTTTTTGCTTCTACGCTGAAATAAGAATCTGCTGATTCCCATGTTTCTGCGTCATCCTTTTTAATGGAAACAGGAACCCTTTTACCACCCTTAGTGAAGAACATAACATCAGCCTTTTTTCTACCAGCAGTATCACCACCAACAGACTCCACCTTTACACAATTATTAATCTTGAAAGTCTTTCCAGAGCTATTAAATATGACATTAGCTGCCCCAAGCTTTTTTAACATTTTATTAACTGTATCAACCAAGAACTGTTCGTTGCCAACACCAGCTGATGCAGCTCCCTGCTTACCAGCTGGCTTAGCTAAAATGCTGAACGTACCAATCTTAACCCTACCAACAGAAGATTCTGACGATGGTGTTTTATCATATACGCTACCTTTTATAGATTTTGATATCAATTTAAGAACATCAACTCTATTTTCTGATGTAAGAACAGCTATTTTATTACCACTGATTTTTTTAAGGTCTGGATATCCAGCTGAGGTAACCAATGACATCAAAGTATCGATTGATGTTATACCAGCCATGTAGTTCTCCTAATTATGATACTTTATATATGGAAAACCGCCTTTCGGCGGTTCTCTTATAGTGAAATTGTGTATGGTTCCATCGACCTATTGTATTGGTTATTCACCCTAATGAACTCTGTATACAAATGTAATTGAGAGAGCCTATTGGCACCAACATAGGCACAAGTCGATCTTAAACCACCAAGAATGTCCTGCATTGTATTAGAAACAGGTCCCTTATAAGGTACCTTGATTGTTCTACCTTCAGAAGATCTATAGTTGGCAAGATAGCCCTTATGCTTTTCTTGAGCTGTTCTAGAACTCATACCATAGAATACTACACCATCTTCTGTATTCTTGGCACCACCTTCATCATGCCCTGCTAGCATTGAACCTAGCTTGACATACTTTGCGCCAGCACCAATTGCTTTAGCAATATCACCAACACAAGTAATGCCACCATCAGCAATAATACCACCACTCTTAGATTCTGTGGCACATTCCATAACAGCACTAAGCTGGGGATAGCCAATACCTGTCTTGATACGAGTAGTACAGACAGCACCAGAACCAATACCAACCTTAATTAGGTCAGCACCAGCATCTTCTAGTCTACGAACAGCCTTTGCTGTAACAACACTACCAGCCATAATCTTAGAACGAGGCGACTTCCTCTTTAGGAATTCAACCGTTTCGTAGAACTGCTTCATATATCCATTTGCTACATCTACACAAATGTTAACATAAATGCCATGTTCATCAAATAGAAGGTTAGCAATACGCTCTGTAAGCTCAATGTCTTCTCGTGAGATGCCAGTGGACACATAAATGTGCTTTAGAGTAGTTTCATTTACCGTAGAGGAAAACTTGCACCAATCTTGGAACTTGTAATGCTTAACGATTGCAGTGTGAGCCCCAACCTTAGCAAGTTCTTTTGCCATTTCAAACGTACCAACGCCATCCATATTAGAAGCAATAACAGGATTGTAATCAATATCCACTTTACTTCTACTATCGATGTCAGAGAACTGTGGTACAATTAGTACATCACTATAATCTAACTTTACTGTATCTTGAATCATAACTTAATACCTAGGCGGTCTGCAATCTTATCTTGCCACTCAACAAGACTATTGTACACATCAGCAACAATGTCAACAGCTACATTGTTTGCTCTTGCTGCATATTCGATTGCTTCTTGTTTTGACAATCCCTCATTCTCAGCTTCAATCAAACTCATTTCAATAACATGATTAAGTTGCATACATCACTCCCTATAGCTCATACAAACATGATCCTGAATAAGTTGTCTATGTTGAATCCAGTACTTAAAGTTACCAGACCACAAGGCACCAGTCCTATCCGAATGAGTTACACCCCTTTCCCAAGAGCCACAATCATTACAGCTGTTAGTAATGTTGCTCATAGGAGTTGCTTGGTGTTCTAGAGGCGAAGCATGGACAGGCTTTGATTCAACAAGCCTTGCAAAGATGTCATTCGCCTTTTCGATATCTGTGTTTAAGATTCTATACGATACCTGAGCACAACAAGATGCTGAGATCTTAATTGCTTGCTCTTTAGTTAGGTATGTCTTAACGGTTTGTTTCTCTAGGTTGTCTTGTTCTTCCCAAATGTAGTATGAGAGTCCATGCTCATTTGGTTCTCTATTAATGTATGGCACATGCCACTCATCTGAGGCAAGACCAATAGGGTTACTATCCTTCAATGCTTGCCACATTACCTTGGCAAGCTCATGAATCTCGGGTTGAGCATCTGGATGCTTACGGAGATGGAAGAAGTTATCATACTCTGTTGCAGTACATACAACCTTAATCAGCTGGAATGGCTCAAGGATTCTATTAGCAATCTGCTTATGGACCTTGAGAGTATCAAACCTTCTAGCTGTATCGCAAGCATCTTTCGAAAGCTCTCTCCATGCCTCTGATGCCTTCATTAGGTCTGGCAGCTCAAGCTGTTCTGTAGCCTGCATACCCTTAATGTTCTTACCCCATTCAATTGGGGTGGCACATCTATCTTCAATCAATTTGATCAACTTAGAAATAGGAATTGCTCTCGAGGAAGCAGCGTTCCTGGAGAGCAATCGGTGAGTCATGAACTCACTATGAATGAATCTTGGATACTCTAGTTCGAATGTTGCAATTCGAGTTCCTGTTCTATAGCAGACTGAGTCTTGAATGACAGTAGCTGTAATTCCACCCCTACCACGGCCGGTTACGTAGTTTGTTGTTTCCAATGTTCATCTCCTTGGCGTGTGCTATAAGCACTTCTAGTTCTTCTGGAACAATGTGTAAGAGGTCTGCAAGAAGTGTCTTCTGCAAACCAAGAGCGTGTATTATACGGATTTTATCTGAAATGGCAACAAGGGCCGAGTCATATTTATCCATTTCTTCCTGACTTAGATCGAGGTATCGCATATGTTACTCCAAAAAGAAAGGAGCGGTCATTCCTGACCGCCCCAAAGACTGATAGACTGTACTGAGTCAACCCGGAACGAACGCCATTCGTTCTTCTCGACATCAAAGACTGGAACAATGTCGTTGTTGGCCTCCTTAGTTCTATCGGTCTTTTTACTGTAAGCGACTACGAGATCTTCTTTGAGCGTACACTTCATTAAGCGCTCTGTACCATCAGACTTCGTAAACCTAACCTCTGCAACATTTGCCTTGAGGAACTCCATGATCTTTTCTTTAGTTAACATCATCACGCTCCCAGTCCTTACGACACTCAAGGAAGAAGTGCCAGAGTGTACAAACCAAGTACCCAATAATAAATCCAATCATCAAACTAAATGTCATAGCAAATTCAGCAATCATTGTTGTCTCCTATTAAAACGGAATGTCATTGTCGCGGTCATCAACCACAACAGGCTCAGCCTTAGGCTCATCCTTCTTCGTAGGATCAACCTCACCATCAACCTTAGTGTAGAGGTCGAAGAACGAATTCTTCGTCTCAGTATCGAATCGATTCAAGCAGATCTCGACAGCAGTCAGACGATCACGGAAGATCGCAAACGCACTGATGATATGGACAAGACGACGAGTCGAGATAACTTCGTTCGTAGCCCCATCCTCAAACGACTTACGAATCACTCCAGCCCACTTGACAAGGTTAGCTGCGAACTTCTCGTCCATGCAACCGAACTTAGTCATGTTCTTAAGGATGATCTTAAGCTCGACCTTCTCGGGCGGATAGTTCTGCTCGAACGTAATCGGGAAGCGCTCAAGGAAAGCCTCGTTCATCACCTTAGTACCGATGAACCGACCATCCTCACTACCCTTACCCTTAGTGTTAGCAGTCGCAAAGATATTGAAGCCAACAGCTGGGAAGACCTTCTCGCCAGTCTTCTTGATATGGTAAGGCTTGCCTTCCATAATAGACTGCAAACACATGATCTTCGTAGCGTTAAGGTCAACCTCGTCCAAGATCAACACAGCACCACGACGCATCGCAGTCAACACGGGACCTTCGCGATAGACGATGTTCCCTTCCATCAGAGTATAACCACCAACGAGGTCATCTTCGTCAGTCTCTTCTGTAATGTTAACACGAATCATCTCACGGCCAAGTTTGGCACAAGCCTGCTCGACAGAAAGAGTCTTACCATTACCAGAGAGGCCGGTAATG